ATGAACAAATAACAGCCTATTATGAAGAGTTTGGAAAATCAGGGATAAAAGGCGAAGAATTTTTAGAATCGGCACGAGAAAAATTAAAAAATTTTGTTGACAAAATAGATGCAAATTCGGAGATAGAAAGCGCATTAGAAGCGGATGGAAAAGTAATACAAGAAGAGATAAAAAAAGATATTCAAGAAATAAGTCTTGCAGGATTTAAGAGAGGTGTAATAAATCCAAATTTACAAAATACAACAACAGAGTTAATAAGCATAGATTCTAGATTCAAGGACACCGTATCGCGTAATTCACAAGCGTGTAAAAATTTGGAGTATAATCCGTCAGAAGAAACAACAACAAATTTTTCTTGTGTTTTAACAAATGATTTAAATAATGTTATATCATTTAATTTGAATTCAATAGAAATACCGCTATCATGGTATACAATAGATTCAACTTATGGAACAAATGCATTTAAAATAGGTGGAGATGTATATACTATACCGGAAGGTAATTATACACCACAAACATTAATTACTGCAATTCAAACATCATTATTAACCAAAGGACAAATACAGATTACCTATGATGAAACAAATGGCAAGGCATCTTTTACAGGTTTGCCTGGTTCAGAAGGTGCAGGAGATGTAATTTTTTTTGATGATACAGGTACAACAAGCGAATTAGGAAATGCTAAGAAAAATAGTAATTTAGGTTGGATATTAGGATTCAATCAAACAACATATACATATGAACCCCAAGCTCTAACTGATACCAGAACAAACGCATCAAGAGGAGATACAAATCATAATGGTACATTAATAAGCGAGAGGGTAGTAGATACATATGGACCTAGATATTTGTTTTTATCGCTGGAAGATTATAATAATAATCAAGTAAGTACAGGAGTAATTGGTATAGGTCAGGTAGATAACCGTTTAGATTTACCTGAATATTATAATTGTAGTTTAGCACAGGGTAATAACGGTCAAGTAATATCATCCGCACCACGACGTCTTACAAATAATCAAATATATGCTATAAATGAAATAAGAGCAAATCAGCAGGTGACAAAAGATTGGATTAGAAGTCCAAGTTCAACGGATATATTTGCTAAAATTCCAATAGTAAAACCACAATCGTATTATACAGGTGAACTATATATAGATGCAACAACAACACTTCAAGTGAATGAACGTGTATATTTTGGACCAGTCAGTATAAAACGATTAAAAGTAAGATTATTAGATGATGCAGGTAGAATATTAAATTTAAATGGTATGGATTGGTCATTTACATTACAGGTAACATCAATGTATCAGTATTAAATATCAGTATTAAATATCAGTATTAAATATCAGTATTAAATATCAGTATTAAATATCAGTATTAAATATCAGTATTTAACATTAATAGCTTGAAATAAGGTGCCAATAAGAGTTTGCTGTTCATCTAAATCTTTAATAGTATCCGCATAAAATTTATCGAGTCTAGTTTTTTGTTTACTATAATTTCTCTTAAAATCCTTAGCAGATTTTGTAAATTGATTAATTACATCTTGATTGGTAAAATCAATATAATCTTGTTGTTCTATAATAAGTTTGAAAAATTTAATAGCAAGACTAATATTATTCCAACGTTTATATTTAGATACATTATGAAGAAAAAAGAGAAATTTACCGTTATTAACCTCAAATCTAAAATCCTCTTTAGTAGCAATTCCAGTATTTAAACTAATAAGAATACCACAAGAAACATCACTATTACACTGAGATATCATATCTCTATAAAATTTGTCAATTTCTTTCTTGGGAACATTAGCATTATATTTTTTTGTTTCAATCATAATAGATAGATCATTATCTTTTATTATAAAATCTCCTCTACCTTGAGTGGTATGAGTATCTTCTATTTCACATTTTGGAAACATCAAATTTAATTCTCTGAAAGTCTCATTTTCGCCTTCTTGACCTATAATAGTAGAATTATTATTATTCATATTGTTCATATTATTCATATTATTTATCGTGTCGCTATATTCCTTCATAGAAGAAATATATTTTTCTCTTTCTTCGCGCAATAACAATTCATGTTTATCACGTATATCACTTTCTCGTTTTTCATATTTATGAATAATAGATTGAAGGGCGATATCTTTAGATTTGTAATGTTCATCATTAATACCCGATATCTTATCTTCTAATTCAACAATACGTTTTTTATAATCGTCAATATAACAGTTAAGTTTAATTTCAGTATCAGTTATAGATTTTTGGACCAATTCTTTTTTTTCTTGTTTTACATTTATTTCATTTTGTTTGATTAAAGTATTTAATTGTTGTATATCTTGATTGAGATTTTCAATACAATTATCTTTTTCCTTTATTTTTTCTTCCCAATCGTTGTTTTCCCATAATTGTATAACAGTTTTCCCAGATTTCAATAATTTTAAACCTAGTTCAAAAGTTTTATATGTCTCGAGTGGCGAAAGAGTAGAAACTTCTCTTATAATATCAGTTGAACTCTTTTTATCATCTGATTGAAATTTAAGATTAATATCAATAATAGGGTTATTAATATCGTTATTATTTAACATATATTTATTAGGTATATTAAATAGTTAAGTTGATTTAATATAACAATTAAATAAAATAATTAATTAAAACAATTAATACATATAACTCCTATAGTTAGCTATAGCAACTAGAGTTGCGGATATATTAGTAACAGTATTAACAACCCAATTAGCACTCTTTTTCATAGGTGTATCAGGAGTAAGTGTATATAAAAAAAGTTGCCTAGCAAGTTGATTATATCTATAATTAAGATATTTATAATAACATACAATTGTTTCAGGCATCCAGTTAGGATACATTACATAGTGAAGTTTCAAAACATATCTTAATTGACCTTCTTCTTGTTCTCCAAAAATAAAATGTAAATCTCTATTATAATCTATAGCAAAAAACTCACCCTTTTGGCAAGACCATACCTGACCTTTGATATCAGTTTTAATATTAGTTTCATTATGTATAGTAATAATACATCTAATTAAAGTAAAAAAAGGTATAAGTCCGAAAGGTCCATCTATATGTTTTTGTTGAAATACTGCATCAGAACCAGCATCAGAACCAATACCTCTTAAACGTGAAGCATACATTTCGTTCATTTCTAAGACAGGCATAACCTCATAATTATTCCATTTAGATTTTAAATAATTAATTAATGCAGGTGATGTGCGTATTTTTTCTATACACAATCTAACTCTAGAATTAGCATATAATTCATAATGGTGTTTGGTAGTTTTACCAGATGAATCATCGTTTTCTTGAATATAATATTTTAATAGAGTAAGATAAGGAGACAAATAATCTTCTAATTTATTTAATTTCTCTAACTTCTCTATATTTTCATGATGAGACATATTTATAATTATTAAAAATATAATTATTAATATAAACAAAACAAATAAATAAACAAAATAAATAAAACAATAGAAAAGAAAAAAGTTATTTTCCCCCATATTTTAATTTTCATTAAATATGAGTAGACAATGGTAACGAAATTGTCCTAAATCCGACTTAGAATAATATCATATTATTAATCATAATTTTATTAAACAAATTATATTATCATCCTCAATAAGAAGATTCATCCAATAATATTGTTTAATTTTATGATAAGTTATATGACCATAATCTTAATACATCTCAGTTGGCTCGCCTATTTCCCTTTTATAAATAAATTATTGGTATAAAATATTCACAGTATAGACCGGGAAAACAACGGTAGCGCAATAGCGTTCTCCATCTGATTATTGTTTCAAGGCATACCTAAGTAAGTATGTCTTATTCCCAAGCGTACAAGGTTTCCACAAACACAGATGTTCAATCCTCAACCATAAATGGACAGGATACTACCGTATAGATGTAAGTCATTATACTGTATCTCTATGAGATAGTTATAATCTTAAGATTATATAATACTTCAATTTTTTATTTAAATAAAAATTGAATTTATTTGTAATTAAGAATTATAAGGCAGATATATAAAATAGTGGCGGAAAATGGTAACAAATGAAACATATACAAATGAAACATATACAAATGAAACATATACAAAAGAAACAGAAATGACAGAGAAAAAGATTAAAGAGCATGAAGTTGAACCTGAAGGTAAACCTATAAGTAATTTGGATAAGTGTGATATTTGTATGGAAGATTTTACATTAAATAGATTAAGGTTTTGCGGTAATTCAGTTAAAGACGGAGAAACAGAATGTAAATATAAGATGTGCGATGATTGTTTGTTGAACATTAAAAGGAAACTAGAAAATAAATGTCCTCAATGTAGGAATACAATTGAAATCGATATACCCGATAACGATAAAGTATTTAAAGAACTAGGCAATGAAAGATTAAGGTATTTTAAACTTATTGCGTGTCCTCTATTGGCCATGCAATGGATTGGTCTTATGCTGGCATTATCATTTACTTAATAAACCTATTAAGAAAAAATTTTTTGTTGATAAAATATAAAATTGAAATAGAATCAATATTTGATTAGATAAATAAACCAATAAAGAGAACCCACATGACGCCTAACATAATGCAGGTTCAGGTTCTTAAAACAGACGAAATTCTTAAAACAGATCAGTGTGATATTTGCATGGAAGATTTTACAATAAATGGATTAAAGTTTTGCGGTAATTCAGTTAAAGATGGAAAAACAGAATGTAAATATAAAATGTGTGAAAAATGTTTAATAGAATTAAAAAGAAAACTGCGTAGTAAGTGTCCTCAGTGTAGAAATAAAATCCTAGTAAAAATAATATTGGAAAATGGTGAAGAAAGCGAAGATGAAGAAGGCGAAGAAGAATATGTCGAAGATGAATATACAGATGAAGAAAGCGATGATGAATCAATTGCCTTCCAAGCTCGCCCGCATCCGGTTGAGGAAAAGCAAAGCAGTGTTGAATGTTGTCTTAATTGCTTACATTGTACATTTAGAGCATGCACTATATATGGTACGTGTTGGTGTTGCGTGTTGTTCAATGCGGCAGTAGGTATGGGAATTATTTCAATATTTAGTCCAGCATTTATTACAGGTATAGGTAGATGTGACTATTGGGCAGGTTCGACCTGCATTGGTTTAATAGTAAATTCATCGATATTTTACGGATGTAAAAACATAGATGATTGTTATAAAAACCGTTATGGAAGACCGATATTTGATGAAGACAGATGTATTTGTTGTTGTTATAAATATAGTAATAAATTATGTAAGACCTGTGTAAAAATATGGGATTCAGATAATATATCTGCAATGATTAGTTGCGGCGGAAGTGTAGGATTAAACAGCGTTGATAATCAAGAGATGGAGCGAGAATAAAAATTGAATAAATTTTTTAATATAATTTTTTATTGTATAATTAAAATAAAAAATTAGAATATAATGGCACACGTAGAAGTAGCAAACACAGAAGTGGAACGATTATCACAAATGTTAAGGAATCATAATGTAACAGATAATGCTATAGAACTACTCAGAAATGAAGCGTTTGATTTAGAATCTTTAAATATTATGTTAGATGATGCGGAAGAATTAGTATGGTTATATGAACAGGAATTAGATGAGCATGATATATTAAATATCCAGATAACAGCAATAAATGCAAATATCGCTGATTTAATAAATAACAATAACAATAATAATAACGATAACGATAACGATAACGATAACGATAACGATAACGATAACAATAACAATAATTATGTAGATAATCTTTGAGAAATAGACTCATAATCAATACAAGGTTTTTTAGATTTAATAATTTTTCCTATGGGTATCATATCTTCTAAATTGTTTATATCTACATTTTTATCAAATATAACAACCATACCGATACCGCAATTGTATGTTTCAATCATTTCTTCAACAGTCATATCAGAATTCTTAAAAATCCATTTAAATATTTCAGGTATTTCCCATTTGCCATCAATATGCATAGTATGTTCCCTATCTAATATTCTGGGTATATTTTCAACTAAACCTCCGCCTGTTATATGAGCGAAACCTTTAACAGACCTTCCATGTTTTTTAATAATATTATTTACATCATCAAGATATATTTTAGTAGGAGTAAGAAGTTGATTTAATCCACCTGGTATATGAAAGTCAGAAATGTCAAGTAATTTATATATAAGAGTATATCCATTAGAATGTAATCCGGTAGATGGTAATCCGTATATTAAATCATCTTCGCATATTTTTTTAGGATACGCCTCTTTTTCAATAGCACCAACAGCAAAACCGGCTAAATCAAAATCAAATGCGCCTTTATATGTTAAAGGCATTTCAGCGGTTTCGCCGCCTAATAGGTTACATTTTGCGATTTGACATCCTTTATGTATACCAGAAATGATATCAGAAGATATTTCGAAATTTAATTTATGAGAAGCATAATAATCAAGAAAAAATAGAGGGGTTGCGCCTTGGCATATTATATCATTTACACACATAGCGACAAGGTCAATGCCGATAGTATCATATTTTTGTAAAATTTTACAAATTTCAAGTTTACTTCCTACACCATCGGTAGATGCTACAAGTTTAACCCCCTTTTTATAGTTATAAATACCAGAAAACCCTCCTATATTTTCGTTATTAGTAATATTTTTGATAACATCTACAAATTTATTACCATTTTCAATGCTAACACCGGAGTTCTTATAATTTAACAAAGAAGACATATCAACTAATCGAATTATATAATTAACTAATATAATTAAATTAAAATTCGCACGTATTATCGTCTACGGTATAGTAAGTTTAGGAACTCGACTTTGTCGATATGTCCGGAGGACAGTTCCTAAACTTAATCTTTTATATTATTTTTACCTGTATTTAGGTATTACCTGAAATAAAATATCTAAACTAAAATATTTGGTCAAAAAAATATAATAATTTAAAGTAAATAAAAATATCACTTCCCTATATAGAAATAATGATATTAAGGTTATTAAGCGCTCTTCTGTTAGTATCGGGATTAAGTCCACCTACAATAAATATAAGAGATTTTATGGGTAAAAGTAATAATGGAGGAAATAAAGGTGGTGTAAAATCTAAAATAAAATATATATCTGATCCAGAAAATGATTTATTTAAAATAACATCTTCACAGGCATCTACCTTAAGTAAATCTTGGATTAATATGATACAATCATCAACACCAAGTGAAATAGGATTTGAAAAACCTGAAGATTATGTTAAATACCGTGTAGAATCTTATGGATTTTTATATGATGGGATTAATAGATTAGAGAAATATATAACAGACCATAGAAATGATAACGATTTATATTTAGCTTGGCAACCTAAAATAAGTGGAAAACATAATAAGCGAGATATATTGTTTATAATAGGGACTGAGATAGATTTAACAAATAAGGTATTTAATGTAAATACAATAGTTCAGTCGCCAATATGGAAAGGTTCTCATCAAATAGATACTATTGAATTGAAAAAAGCATTAGATATTGTTAATAGAAAAGCAAATTGTACAGATATAAATTTTGAACCATTAAAAGAGAGTGATATAAGATATTATTGGTCGTGGTTTTCACAAACAAAGGAAAAACCGAATTTGGGAATAGATACTAATAAAACCCATAGTAATAATTATAGATTTGATGAGAAAATAGATATAGAATATTATATAGATGATGAATATAAAGACTTGTAAAAAGAATAAATAATGCGAGTAATAAGTAGAACAGACATAGTATTAATAATAATTTATAGTTTTATATCGTATAGGATATTTAGAAGGGTATTTGATATGATGGAACATAATAAAGAAAATAATTATCTAATGAATGAAGATATTTAATTAACTGAAAAAAGGGAACTGAAAAAACGGTACCAATTTATGAAAATCTACCGATAATACCGGACAAAATAAAACTAGAAAAAAAGATAGCAGTAGAACTACGATTTACATAATTTTTATTGGATAATAAGGTAGGATATTTATCCCATAAAAAATGTCGAATACCGCCGATAGTATGGAATGTGAAAGGGAATGCTAATCCAGTTTTGATAGATTGTTTAATAAAGCGATTTTGTTTATCCCAAGTATCGTATAATATCTTTTCCTTATCAATAAAACAGATAGTTCCGGTAGTAATAAATAATCCGCTCATAGCAACACCAGTAATTCTGTTAAAAATGGAACTAATAGCGGTACTTGGAAATCTATAAATAGATACATGAGGAGATATAGTTTTAATATATTTCATTAGAGGATATTATACAGGATAATATATGTTAGATAATATATAGAGATAAATTTATATTAATATTTATTATTAAATAAATATGAATAAAATATTAAACCCAGATAGGAGTAATAGTATGTTGAGATTGTATCATAAAAACAATAATATATTATTGCCGTTAGGAATAACAAATTGGACGGGTAGAATGATAGATATAAATAGTAATATACAAAAAGCAATGGATATAGGATTGGTAACAAGTATAGGACATCATTCATTTGTATCAATAGCATCGGTAGTATCGGATTATTTACCTAAGATAACAAAAAATATTAAGATAATGAATATAGTAAAGGGTGGAAATATTGGATTGCATGCGATAGCTTGCTTAGGTTTTATGCGAAATATATTAAAAAAATGATTATATTATTATATATAGTATGTTAAGGAATGTAATAAAAAACCTAAGAATATATAGAAAAAATGATAATACAAAAAGTAGGATGCAAAAATATAGCATAGAACCAGGTGGATGTGGACCGATGGTATTAGATGCGCTGATAGCTATAAAAAACGAGCAGGATGGGACACTGAAATTCAGGAGATCTTGCAGAGAAGGAATATGTGGTTCTTGTGCTATGAATATAAATGGTACTAATAACTTAGCTTGTTTAACACCTTTAACAGGGAATGATACGATATATCCATTACCGCATATGGAAGTGATTCAGGATTTGGTAGTAAATATGAAGGTATTCTATAAACAATATGCTCAAATAGAACCTTGGTTAAAGACGGATGTTAAAAATACAGGTAATACAGAGAATTTACAGAGCATAAAAAATAGAGAGAAATTAGATGGTATGTATGAGTGTATATTATGTGCGTGTTGTTCTACGTCTTGTCCGAGTTATTGGTGGAATTCGGAAGAATATCTTGGTCCAGCGGTATTGATGCAAGCGTATAGATGGATAGAAGATTCAAGAGATACAGCAACAATAGAAAGATTAGAATTCGTAGACGATGCTTTAAAGTTATATAAATGTAAAAGCATATTTAATTGTAGTAATACGTGTCCTAAACATTTAAATCCAGGAATGAATATAGCGAAATTGAAAAAGAAGATAAGTAAAACATTACATTAAATATTTATTTAAAATCCACACTCAATATTTGTTAAATCAGAAGGAAAGCAATAATCTTTTGTAAAATAATATTTAATAGTTTCTTGACCGATAGTATATGCTATAGCAATCATAGCGAGTCTTCCGTTATTAAGTTCTTTTTCCATAAGTTCAGTGTCTTTAATAGCGTCTTTTTTACTTTGCAAATACCAACCGGGTTCATGTTCATCTTTTAAAGAGAAAAGTCCTCCATCATCAAACGGATTTTGCCAAGCTCTTACCATACCCATTATTTCAAATACACCGGCGCTAACAAAAAAGAGGTAATTAGGTAATTTTCCACTATCAAAAAGTATATTAATAAAAGGTTTATGATATATGTATTCTAATATTGGTTGAGATGCAGCAGCAATCATAGCGATTCTTCCGTGTTTTAGTTCAGCTTCTCTTACCAGTTTAATTTCTTCTTCAGAAACACCGTTTAAAACGTTTAAAGGATCAAAATATCCAAGTGGTGCTGTATCTCCGACGAATTTAAAGTTAGTTTTGGGTTTATTATAACCGGTTAATGTGAAAGTATTTACACAAGAAAATAATGTTATTATATGAAATAATTTCATAATATAAATAAAATAATTAGTTCTTTAAATTTTTTTCATATTTGTTTTAACCTTTTTATGAGAAACACATAGTCCTGTATTTGCAGAACTGTTATCAATATTAGCGAGATGAGATTTGATATCATTATTACATATTTTAGTGTATTCTTTATGGCACCATCTTCCTAGCATAATATGTGGTTGTTTAAATCTAACATTATTATATATATTTCTAACTATATTAATAATATTAGACATTGTTATTTGTTAATATATAGATAATATATATAAATTTTCAATTTTTCATATAATAATCTTATGTAATATTATATTATATGGATCTAACAAAAAAAATAGAAGCTTTATTATTACAAATATGTACTTATGTAATTCCAATATCATTAATATTATATTATTATTTTCCGAAAATAAGACCGGCATTATTTATTCATATGATAATAGTAGCAACAATAGGAATTATAGAAACGCATAATAGTATAATATTTACAACATGGTGGGAGAATGTAATAAGTTATTTTTTCCATATGTTATTAATTCTAATATTATTTTTATTTAAACCATCATCGTATATAAATATTTATTCAGTTTTATTAAATATATTTGTTCTTTTACCGGTATTATTTCATCCAAAATGGCTTTATACTATGTCCAAAGAGAGGATGTTAATGACATATTATATTAAATATATTGTAATAGCATTTAGTATATTGGTAATATTTCCTTTTTTCAATAAGTTTGAATAATTGTTTCCTTTAATTATTTTATTTAATCAATAGAAATAAAATGATACCTAATTAGATAATAATCCAATATATAAATATTATATAATATAGCAGGTACTAATAATGTATAGTTTTAAAGTTTTTTTCAAACTAGATTCAAAAAAAATCCCAAAATGGACAAAAATAAATGTCCAATTTTGGGTTTTCACAAAAAAAGTTTTGAAAAAAACCTAAAAAAGTGGTTCAGAGCATAATGCTCTGTTTTTGATTTTATAAAAAAAAAGTTTATTACGATAAAATTTTCAATAATTATTGAAAAGGGTTTAGGCATTTTCTAGTAAGTATATATATAGACTTACTTATGACTTACCCAATGGAACAATATAAATATGAATGTAAAATGTGTTATTTTTTATCGTCTAATAAAACAAATTATAATAAACATTTAGAGACGATAAAACACAAAAAACAAGTAATACTTACCGAAAGAATGTTGAAACTGCAAAACGATAAACCGTCAGCGAAACATATAACAGAGAATAAATATATGTGTAAATGTGGTAAAAAATATAAACATAAACAAAGTTTATATAATCATCGAAAGACGTGTAATGGTTTGACTGAAGAGGTACATAAACAATTAAATGAACAGGTACAAAAACGGGTACAAAAACAGGTAGAGGAACAGGTAGAGGAACAGGTACAAAAACAGGTACAGGAACAGGTACAGGAACAAGTAGAGGTACAGGAAAAGGTGAATGAAAAGTTGATAGAATTTTATAAAGCAGAGTTAAAAGAATTAAGAAAGGAGAATTCAGAATTAAAGAAAGTAACGAATATAACAAATAATCAAACCTTTAATTTGAATTGTTTTTTAAATGATACATGTAAAGATGCATTATCAATCCAAGAGTTTGTAAAATCATTACGATTAAGTTTAAGTCATTTAGATTATTCAGTAGATAATGGAGGAGAAAAGGGAGTAATAAATATATTGAAAGAAGGTTTAATGGAGTTAGATATAGATAAACGTCCAATTCATTGCACAGATATAAAACGAGAAACACTTTATATAAAAGATACGGATAATGGATGGGAGAAAAATAGTTCAAATAATAAAATCAAGTCAGCAATAGGACATGTCCAACATAAATATGTACATTTAATAAAAGAATGGGAGGAAAATAATCCATTATGGTTAGAAGACAAAGAATTAATGGATAAATTTTATAAATATGCTGATGAGAGATATAAAGATATAGATGAAAAGAAGGTAATAAAGGATATAGCGAAAATAACAACAATAGATAAAAAAATTGAATCAGAATTAGAGTAATTAAATAAAATAATCAAGAGAATAAAAAATATATTAATATAAAAAAAATGGATAAAATAGTAACAAAGATAATAAGACCATTAGTTGAAAAGAATAGCATTTTAAAACCGATATATTGCTATATGAGAGGTAGATTTAGAATACCGACAGAATGTTTATGTACGGATAGATGTCAGGGAACTCCACAGATATCGAATTATATAACGAATTCGGCGCTGTGCGCCGATATTGGGTGGGCTACGCCCACCTGCCGGGGTGGGGAGGTATTATACCGAGAGCGTAGAAGGTATGAGAAATATAATAAACGTATTTATGCTTAAGACCTAAATAGACTTTAAACATAAAATATAATAAAATAAAATAAAATAAAATAAAATAAAATAAAATACAGTAAAATAAAATATTGTAATAATATAATAGTAAATTAATAGATTAATATATTATCATTATATATTTGATATATTCGTTATATGATTAGGTTAGTACCCCGAATAGCTCCCATAGTTGTTACAGAAAATGCATGGATGAAAATAAGAGATGTTTTAGGAAATAGAAAGGAATATGTAGCATTTCTTTTTTCTGCTGAAGGTGGCGGGTGTAATGGGTTTAATTATTCTTTAGGCGCAATAAAAAAGGATGAAGTAGATGAAATAATTAAAGAAAAACCACCAATTGTAAAGAATGAAGATATTGAATTAATTATAGATCCGCCATCAGAATTATTATTATTAGGAACAACAATAGATTATGTAAAAGAAGATTATTCTAAAAAAATATATGAAAGTAAGTTTTTATTTAAACCAAAAAAAGATTACGCAACTACGTGTGGTTGTGGAACATCTTTCAGTCCAAAATAGCAGACGATAATTTTAAAATAATTATGGTAATAAATATTTTTATTAGTTAAAAAGTTTATTACTGTATATCATAACAAAAATAAAAAACGGGATATTCTTACTGAGAATTAAAAACATTAAAAAAATTTAATTAATTGTTATGGAATATGATAACAAATAAAAAACAAAAATAATTTAAAATTTTTAAAATGTTAAAAACCTGTTGGTAAGATAACGAAAATAAAATTTAATTATTTGTTATTGATTATGGTAGCAAAATAAAAAAAATGAAAAACTCTTACTGAGAATGCCAAAACTAAAATAATTAATTATATTTGTTATTGATTATGCTAACAAAATAGTTTTAAAATTTTCAAAAAGTTATGGTAAGGAAAGTTAAAAATAAATTTTCAGGTTTATGACCATATATGGTAAGGAATTTTACCAAGAATTTTCCGTTTTTATGACTGACTTTTGAGT